CAATTATTTGAATGCTATTGCCTTGCATACCACACGCGAAGCAATTAAATATATTCTGTCTTGTATTGAAACTTGCACTTGCATGACTATCATTATGGAACGGACACTTGATGTTGACTTGACCAGAAGCACGTGTAATGTTGGCACCGTAGTGCTTCAACACCGATACTATGTCTGGTAAGTCATCCACCAAATACATCGCCCAACCTTAATACTAGATATGAATCTGCTATTGACTTGCCTCTTGCTTTGATTAGTACTGCTGGCATTACCTGCTCTCGCGTAAGCCCTCTGGCTTCTGCGTAGTGTAAGGCTTCAATCTGTGCTTCTTTGGTCCAACCACTAAGGTCAATGGCGTTGCCCGCCCCTGGGGCTTTACATTCGATAACTCCAATGCTTCCAAGGAAGTCTTTGCGGACAACAACGTCACCCTCATCTTTTGCACCTGTTCGAGCAAGTCGTTCACTATCGTATCCATTTGCTCTAAACCAGTCTCGGATGTCGGTTTCATACGTCGCACCTCTAGCCTTGTGACTCTTCCTTGTTGTCATCTTCATCCTCAAAGTTGGGTACTGCTACTGTGTCGATTGCCGTACGAAGTGCGTTCTCAAAGTTAGATGTGATTGCATCTGCTGCATCTTGCCATCCTCGTAGATACGCTTGCTCTTTTGATTCGTTGATTGCATCATCTATTAACATTGTTTCCCCTTATGATTCCAAGTGCTTGGTTTCTGCCGTTAGTAATTCCTTCTACATATGCGCTAGGTTTGCCACTGCCAGTGTCTCGCATATTTTTATTAGGTATAAAGTAAGAAGCCTTTTCAATTTCTTGAGCAATTTGCTCGCGTAAATCCTTTAAGTGCATCGCTAGTGTTTTTTCCATATCACACATTCTCTGGTATATCATCGATGTACATATATTCTGGGTTAAACGCAAGCCATGTCATGAGCGTTCCGTTTGCGTCTGCTCGTCCATAGCGATTCTTGACTGATGCAACGCCCATTGATGTGCCAACAGTTCCAAGTGTACATATAAGCGCAGGGAGTTGAGAGACTTTTCCTTGGATAGCACTTCGCGGTTGACAAGGATTCCCTGGAACTGCTTCCGAAGTGTGGTGTAGTACAACAATCGCTGCATTAGTTGCTCTCGCAAGATACTTCAACTCCTTCATGATTGCTCGCATAGAAGCGAACTCTTCGCCACCATCTGTGGCTACATCCATGAGGTTGTCCAAGACAATGAGAGATGGGCTACATCCCCACAACTCTTCAAATGCTTGGACTTCCTCATCAATGTCTTCTAATGTTGGTGAGGATTCGAACGACCAGATTATATGACTTCCCTTTTGGAGGACTGCTTTAGTCCAACCAACATCAGTATTAAGTTTCTGCTCTACATCTGACTGACTCTTCCCCGAAATCATAGATGCTAAACGCATAGCCATTGTGTGTGCATTGGTATCTGCTGAGATATACAATGTTGGCACATTGGTCTTGAGTGCAAGTGCTAAGGCTAGGGTTGATTTACCCGCTCCTGGAGCACCTGCAAACATAGAAACTTCTGAACGACGTATGATAATCTTATTCTGTTCAAATGCTCTGAACGAACTAGGAAGAGGTTCCCCTCCAATTGAGGCACGTCCTACTGAGCGTACTAGTGTTCTCATTTGGCTCTCTTCCTAGTTAATTCAAAATGGAAATTCTTCTGGTATTAGTTGACTGGCTTGCATTGGTCCGCGCCCTGAGGCATCGGACAGACCCACATCGCGTATGGGTTTCCCGTCTTGCTGGAGATTCCCGACTTGTACTTGCGAGGTCCGTGCTGGCACGTCGGTCCACCCTGTACGGGGGTTGCTGGAGCCGTAGCGGACGGAGCCTGCGCCTGGGGTGGTGCGGATGATACTGGTGGCGGAGTGCCTTGAGTTGAAGGCGATGTCGCTAAAGGGAGCGCTCCGTAAGCACCTACAATCAAACGTTGTACAGAAGCGACTTGATGAGAGTAGTCACCAATTCCCTCTAGTAATACGCTGAGTTCGTCTGCTGTCTGAGCACGCACGTTAATCATGTCACCTGATGGTGTCTTATACGATACTTGTAACTTCCAGTCTTCGGCCATTTATTTATCCTTCTTAATAGAGAATTGGCAGTACTCGGTGAGTCCACACATGTACTGACAACTGTTTGTGTTGGGTAAGAATATAGCGTTCTTACGCGCCTTGTCAAATTGCGTAATTAGGTATTCCATCTTGTCGTAGGTGTACTCGGATAGGTCCACCATCTCAGAGATGTTATTACCACGGGACATGTAATATGTTCCCCACTTTACCTCTATGCCGAAGGTCTGTTCAAGACCCAGTTTGTAGAAGCCAAGTTGTAGACTGCTAGTAGGTGTGTTCTGTGATGTCTTTAAGTCGACAATTACCAGTTCTCCGTTGACTTCAAATACGCGGTCAATAATCATCTTGACTGGAACATCAGCCACGACAGGAGTTAAGGCAAGTTCGATTCCTTTGTTACCATCTGGCGCAGTCCAGATTTTCCAGTTAGAGTTCTGCTTACGCCATGCGATGTAAGCCTCAACCCACTTAGGTCCTGCTGTTTGCCAGAAGGTAACGTCTTCCTTGTTAGGATTTGCTTTAGTGGCACGACCACCAACACGTGCATTGGTTAGGTCAGTGTCACCTTTGGACTCAAGCCATGCTTGGTCCCATAGTTGTTGAGTGCTCATCCGTTCTCCTTATCGTAGTTTTCACACGCTAGGTGGAACGCTGAACCGCCAACAGACCAGACGGATGGGGCTTCTTCCTTGTTGAGGAGTCTGCCGAGGTAGTATTGATACCCACACGTTAGGTAGGTTGTAAACGCAGAGTACGACATGTGCTCTGGTAGAGTATATTCTTCTAGTTTGATTGACATATATAGAATTATACACAGTGATTGCAGGACCGTGGCTATCCAACGATTGGTAATTGCCTATGTATAATTGATATATAAAGAAAATATATAAAGGCCTTTGGCCTTGTATATAGTATATATTATAATAACTATATCGAAGGAGTACTATGTCAAATTTTCTAGAAGTAGCATTGGCTTCACTTACTGGTATCACTGTATTCTATGTCCTAGAAGCAGCCTACTATGAGATTAAGGCTCGTATTCGAGGTAGAGAGTACACCTTGTGGCTTGAAGAATTGGAAGAGGAACTCCAACCGTAACCCTTTAGAAACAACAAAAGACCCCCTCGCCTGGGTATAATCACTCAGGTAAGGGGGTTTCTTGTCTCTATAGCCCTGCTAGGGGCCTTAAATGGTTACTCTGAACCTTTGCCGTAGGCAGTCTCTTTAGGGTCTAACGCCTTTAGGATAGGTGCTGCGATGGATGCGAGGAATGCTGAACCCAATGCTTTAGGGTCTGTTACTCCTGCGATATACATTGCTAGCACTGATGCGATAGCAGCACGTAGGTATGTGCCTGCAATTGCAACTAGTTTCTCTGTGTTCATAAGTCCTCCTTAGGACTGTGTAGGATTTGCCGTATGGACCTTGCAGCAAGTGCAAACTTCGGTCTTATACGTTTTCTTACTTGGCGATGGTATTAGTACCGCCTTCACCTGATTGATTACCTTAGGCTGATTTAGCCACCAGAACCATGGTGAAGTATCATTGCCCATCCCCTCATTGATTGACACATGAAGATGCTTGTTATGCTTATTGGAGCCATCGTATTCGCGGTCTCCTTGCTTTGCACGTTCTGCTGACCAAATCTTTCCCTTGAAAATCAGATACTTGACTCGCTTGTCTTCTTTAAGTTTCTGGAAGATATCAGCACAGTCGATGCCGTTCTTAGGGTCGTGAGTTAAATCTACAGCCAACCCTGTATTATGGTCTGAATTGGGACTCTGAACCTGATGCGCTCTCGACGGCAGAAGTCCATCGCTGGCTTTCATACGAGAAGGCGAAATCGCTGTGGCTTGTCGCAGGACAGCAATAGCGGCAGGTGTGGCTTTCTTGACAACAGGCTTCATTATTCTCCATCTTTCTTTTCCTTTGGTTTTGATTTTAATCCGTTTCCTGCGAGTACGCCAGCAAGAGAACCAGTAAGAAACACGCACAAGGTACTAACAAGGTCAATAAATGCAGCATCGTTAGGTGCTTGTTCTCCTAATGGTTGTGTAATAAATAGTAGTGCATAAAGCAATGCAAAGACAGAGCCAGCAAATACAATAGCAAGAATGATTCCAATTGTTACAATCAATCTTGCGTGTAACTCTTCTGGACTTAATTTATTTCTTTGGTTCATCTAATACTCCAGGCAAAATGTCTTTGGTACAAGTACCAGTAGGGATACATTCAGGTGGGTTACACTCTGGCTTTTGCCAGTTTTCATACTCTTGGCAGGGATATCTAACCCAGCCTTGATATCCGCAACCGCTAAGAGTTATTGCGAGAAAGAAGAATGCGATAAATTTCTTCAACTTGTCGCTCCAATCTTGCTACTGAATCTTTAACGCTTGAACCGCCATTAGGCTTGAGTTCGTATAAGTAGTGCTTTACTAACCAGCGTACTCCTGTGGCAAATGCAGCAACTAAAGTACATAGGGATACGGCTAATCCTAGCCATTGAGCAGAAGACATTACACAGTCCTAATCGTGATATCAATGACACCACCATAACCAGTGAATCCACGGTCTGGAGGTGTGAGGCGGGTGAAAGAGATTTGTTCAATAACAGCCTGACGAGACTCACCTGTGGTTAAGTCCTGCCAAGTTACAACGTCACCATTTTCTTCAATGGATTCTAACTGACCGATTCTATCGAAGGCTCTGCCTTCGTATCCAGTCTGTACATTGTATCTGTCTGTTTCCACGTCATAGCAATAGACGGGGAATCTCATTACACGCTGGCGAGGCGTAGCGATAGTTGCCTTCGCTTGATAGCCCTTCATGATTGGTCCCTTGGTAGCATCTGTACCATCACGATATAGGATAAACTTGTACGCTAGGTACTCTTGTGCTTCCTGTGGGTTAGATGTAGTTACTTCGATTGGTGGGACGGATGCATCATATGCAACCACGTCATACTCAGTGCCATCGGCAGTAACTGTTTCAAGGGTCATAGACCCCTTACTAAAATCTCCACGTGCAACAAGGCGCTTGAAGTTCTTAGGTTCTAATGTATTGTATCTAATGTAACCTGTTGTTAGATACCCTGATGGGTATAGGTTTGCTGACTCAAGATAGATTGCTCCATCTGTTACTTTAAAAGCAGTTGTAAAAGCAATGCGGTCGGTTACTCCGAGGAATGCACATGCTGTAGTATAATGTTCAGCAATTTGAGATACGTACACATCGTTAGCATAAGCGAAACGTAGTGGTGATACTTCTAGACCAAGGTCAATGCGAGTAAGTCCACCATCAAGTGCTCCAACTCCTGTTGCAGCCCATACGAATCTATCTCTACCAGCAAAGTCGTAGACTGGTTGTGATGTTTCTATGATAAGTGGACCATAGTTGATTGAACCATCTTGGTCTGAAACTAAAGCGGCGCGTACGCCTTTATTAGTTCCAATCATCATATAGCCTAAGTAATAATATATTTTCTCTACGAATTCACCAGCAGGTAGTTCTGCTGCAACAACAGCAGATGTCAATGTTGGCATAACACCAGCAGTTGACAGTGTATACTTCTGAATTGTTGAGTAGATGCCTGAGTGACCTGCGGTGTAGATAGCAGGTCCCGAGGCAGCAACAGACGTGTAATGATAACTAGTGTTAGGATTAGTATACACTGGGGTTGGAAGAGCAGACGCGTTAGTTGGTAACTCGTAGACAGAGTTGTTTACGCAAAGGATAATACGGTCTTTAATGAACTCCATTGTTGCGTATTGAATAACAACGCCAGTAGCAGTAAACATCGGTGAAGGTATAGTTGTTGTATTATCGGTTAATGCTTTCTTGTACATGTGAAGTTTATTTGCTCCACCTGCAACAGCATTAGATACCCAATAAGCGTTCACACCATCATCACAAATAGCACGTACTGGTTCTGCGCTTCCAGTATTGTAATCAATAAAGTGAGTTACAGTTCCATCTTCGGCAATCTTATCAACATCATACTCGTCGTGGAGTAGAACACCATTGATACCGCTCCATTGAATAGAACGTGCGTGTTGGTTAGGGTGTTGATGGTCTGTTCCTGTTACGGAACCAGTAATCTCATGAGTGTCAGTAACATCGTTAAGTAGTGTTACTTCACCCTGAGTCCATACATCTACACCCCTGCTATCGGCAAAGCGATAGTGGTCAGGTGAGTTAGATGTTGTATTTGCTGGGTCGTAGAAGGTTATACCGTCTCCGCCGTGAAAGGATTGCTGACTACGAATCCACCAACCAGTAAGTGATTGCTCACCTGGTTCTGTCTGGTTATCAAACTGTTCTTTCTTGAAGGGTGCAGTCTGTCGGATATAAGGCCGTGCATCACTAATAGAATAAATAAACGGCATGCCACCTATTGCAACATCATATGCCACATCAGTGTTTTGCCAGATAGCAGATGTAGCAACTACACCAACATCGACAGCAATTGCCCGCGTTGCACGACCTTCGGTAATATCACGACCAGCCACGTAGACTCCTTAGCCTTGTTGTTGTTTTTCTTGCGCCTTTTGTTTAATCATATCTAGTGTCCAGTACATATCGTAGTACCCAACATCTAGTGAAAATCTTTTAATATGTTTTACTAATGCACCAGTATGTGCGTGCAATGGTATTCCTGCTTCTTGCATCTTACGGAAGAAGACAATGTCTTCACCTACATACTTGTCACCAACATGCTCTATTTCCGCAAACATTGATTGGTTTGGGAACTTCTCACGCATCTTAGCAATGATTGACTTGTGCATGAGCACGAAGCCAAATCCTGCACTGTCTACCTTAATAAGTTCATTAGGTGGCAGTGGGTGTACGTGTTGAATAGTCTGCTCATCTACATCAAAGAACAATGCTGGGTATGGCTTAGCCAATGTACCTTCATGTTCCTTAGAGATAAAGTAAGTACCGCTAACGACTGGCTTGCCAATCTTGTCAGCAGCATCCCATAGTTTAGCAACTACCTCCATGTTGACTACAATATCTGAGTCAATCCATAGTAGCCAGTCAGTCTTAACCTGGTCAGCCCAATAGTCAAACAGAACCTGGCGTTGTCTGCCAATCTGGTTGCCCTGTACTCGCATGCTGTGGGTTAGTTCGATGCCGTTGTTAGCGCATTGTAATGCTACACTAACGACACCTTCTGTGAACTTACCATCAGTGTTACCGTTGTCACACCAGCCAATTGCTAGTGTTCCCTTATTTACTTTAGCCATTGCGTCCCCGCTTTCTTTATTCTGTTGGTAAAATTAATTCAACCCAAGATAGGGTTGGCTCATCCCAAGTGAAGAACTTTCCTTCTTCAACTGGAACAGGAATTGGTGCGTTCCATAAGTAAGTCTCGGTATCTAGTGTCCAAGAATTATATGGCTTAGGTGCAGCAAATCCTATACCATCCCAAGTATGACCGATGCCTGCGTAGTTCTTATGCAATGGTCGTCCTTCTGGATGCTGGTTAGCGTGGGTATTATACGAAGTCTGTACCCAAGTACCACCAAGATTAGTTTCACACCATTCTTGAGTATCTGCAACAATTACCTGTGCAACTACTCCGTCTATAACTTGTGCAAAATGTGCCATTATTTATCCTTATTCTAATTTACGCTAAAAGTACTTGATGAAGTAAATGTGTGATAATAATATCCGCCTGATGAAACAACAGTTCCGCCAGTTGCTTCTTGCGTTGCAGATTGGTAGCGAACAATAACTAAACCTGAACCACCATTCATAGAAGTAGCAACATTGTTAATGCCGCCAGCACCGCCACCAGTATTGACTGTTCCGTTTGCAGCGGAATGTTGGTTTCCTCTTCCGTTTCCGCCACCACCAGAACCGCCTGTACCGCCATTACCGTACCCATCATAACTTCCACCGCCTCCACCGCCTGCGATGAAACCACTAACACCAGTGCTAGTTGCAGTATGCCAAGTTGAATAAGTGTTTGTTCCAGCGCCACCATTGCCACCTGTGTTGCCTGAGTTATTTGAACCTACTGCTCCTGCGCCACCGCCACCTGAGCCTGAGCCTGAACCGTCGCCGCCTCCGCCATTGTTTCCTTGTCCTGCTGTTCCAGCACCGCCACCGTTGCCTACACCACCCGCTGCAGTACCAGTTGAACCACCACCAGAACCGCCTGTACCACCAGCACCTGAATAAGTAGCACTACGACCACCACCAACTGCCGCGGTTAACGCGCCAAGTTGCGAATTAGAACCTTGATTTCCATTTGTACTTGCTCCTACACCAGTACCACCAGCACCAATAGTTACGGTGTAATTGGTAGTACGTGTTAATTTAGTGCTTGAACCAACAACGCCACCAGCACCGCCACCGCCTGTGCCAAGACCATTGTTACCAGTATGATAACCACCTGATGAACCGCCACCTGCAACTACAAGGTATTCGACATCTAAACCTGGTACAAATTGTGGATTTCCTGCAAGGAAAGAAGTATATTCTCTTTTTGTTAATAAACCAGAATTAGAAGTTTTATAGATTGCCACTAGGAAATCTCCACTCCGCCAATGTGAAAGTTAATAGAAGTAGCAGATGCTAGTCCTGTGATAGTCTGAGTAGCAGCCAATGGTTGCTTAACTTGAATAATAGTTGAGTCATTACCACCAACGGTTACAACATTGGCAAATACTACACCGTTAAGGCTGATAGTAAATGTGCCTGATGATGCTGATGTATTAGCCACAACAATGTCAGTTACTATAGTTGTAGTTGCGGATGGGACTGTGTAGAGAGTTGTGCTTGTTGTTGCTGCTGCTGTACGAGCCAGGGTCTTTGATACTGTAGCCATTAGTTACTACCTTTCGTTGTTAGTTTGGAAAATTCGGTGTGGATTGTTCCGCTTGTATTTTGTCGTAATACTCTTTAGGCATTGAAGTGAATTCTCCGTTGCCTCGGTCAATTAAAATGTGCTTGACTACTTCGCCGTACGATGTAGTGACTTCTAACTCTGTAATGTTTTCCATTTATAGTTCCGCCGTAACTGCGACATACGCCGCTGCATTGTTGTTTGCGCCAAGATATAAAGGTCTGCCACCTGTGATGCCTGTTCCAACGACTTGAATATCTGCAAGGTTTGGCGTTGACTCACTAGTTGCAAGTGTGAGACTTGTCAAAGTTCCCGCATAACTGCTATCTGTGATACGGACATTTGCGTATTCTAATGCCGTAGGTACTACACGCATTTGGACAGGTAGGACTAAGCCGACTTGTCCATTTGTTGTATTTTGGCAACCACCATAAGCAAGCCACGCATAAACACTTCCAGCAGTTTGGCGGTAGTAGTACCTCTGGCAAGCGGCTAATTCTCCTTGAATTGTTCCCGTCATAGTCTGGAAAGCAGTAGCAACTGAACCAATTTCTAACTGAACCGCAGTTATATAGAAAGTGGCAGTTGCAGAATCTGCCCAGTTTACCTGACCAACTGCGCGGTTGGCAGTTACGGATGTGTTCCAAGAAGTATTAAGAGTGCCAGATGTATAATCACTACCTGATGCAAGCCAAAAATAAACATCAAAACGCGAACCATTGTCATTAGCAATGTTTGTTACTGTATCTCCAGGAATTGTAATTTTAACTTGTTGCCAAGTGTTAGCAGTAGTAATAGTATAAGTAGTAGAAATAGTTTTTTCGGGACTTGGTTGTCTTGTCCAAAATTCTACAATGTAAGTTCCAGTTTTAGAAGATTGAACCCAAAAAGATAAAGTCAAAGGTTTTGCAGAAGCAGTGCCATAGTCTAAATCTTGAACATCAAAACCTTCTAATCTGTGAATAAGTCTTAATCTTGTATTTGCAGACGGTGCAGCATCGGCAGTTGTGCAAGCCAATTTAAGACTTTGTGCAACACCTGCACCTGTTGGAACAGTTGTCTCTTGTGTTGCAGTAACTGTTCCTAGATTTTGTGGGTTTACTGACCATCTGTCAACTGTGTAAACTGCAGTAGTGCCTGAGATGCCAGTAAAAGAAGTACCTCTTTGTGCTATTAGCATTGAAGCGTTGTAAATTTTGTTTTTACCTGCTGTAAAATTACCTTGATAGCGTAATCCTGTTGAAGTGGAACTATCTGCTACAAGTGTTTCACCCGTATTTCCGACAGCCAGTACACTAGATAAGTTAGTGCCTGAGCCTATAGTTAAATCACCTTTGGCTGCATTGGCAGTTGCATTACTTTTTGCTTTGGTCATTAGTATGCTCCCATAATAGACATTATTTCAATAGATGTTAAATCTGGTTCTGGTACTTCTGCCCACTCAAGACCAAGCACTGCTCCTGAGTTAGCCTTTAGAAAATATCCATTAGTTCCTGCTGTTAGTTTACCTGGGGTGTCTGCAGAACTGGCTACAATTAAATCGCCTTTAGCGTCTAATATAGTATTAGAAATTGCTGTAGCCAAATCAAATGCAGTAAATGTAATAATTTCTAGCACGTCACCCGATACCAGTGCTGGGCTTAACGCTGAAATACTCGTACCATTGCTTGCCGTATAATCTTGTGCGCGTACTAGCAAGACACCGTTTAGGTAGACCTGTTCTTTGCCTGGTAAGTATGACAGGGTTACGCCGTTATCGTCAGGACCCGACTCTGATGTTTCTCCTCCTGCTGCTGTATAGCGGAAGCGGAAGATTGCAGCAGTAGATGAGATTGAACCCCAGGCAGAACCTGTCCAAGCGAACATCTCATTTGATACTGAGTTCCAGTACAGAGCACCAGTAATAAGTGCGTTGCCATCATTGTCTAATGTAGGTGGTGTTGACTTAGCGCCTAGGTATCTGTCATCAAAGTTATCGTAAGTTGTTGCTGCACTTGTGGCTGAAGTCAGAGCAGATGATGCTGAAGTAGATGCGCTTGCTGCAGAAGTTGCAGCAGCAGTCTGGCTAGTTAAAGCAGAAGATGCTGATGTGCTAGCAGATGAAGCGGATGTAGCAGCAGCCGTTGCTGAATTACTTGCTGATGTTGCAGATGTAGCAGCAGCGCTTGCGCTAGCAACAACTACAGATTCACTTGCAGCAGCATTGATAGCGCTTGTATTAGCAGCAGTTGCTGATGCTGCAGCGGAGGTAGCACTAGTAGCAGCAGCGGTAGCAGATGCGGCTGCACTGGCTGCGCTTGTGGCTGCAGCGGTTACACTTGCATTCATAGTAGAAGCAGATGTTGCTGCAGAGTTTGCACTAGTTAAAGCAGATGATGCACTGGTAGCGGCGCTTGTAGCGCTAGTTGCTGCAGCAGTAGCAGAGTTGGCAGATGATGTTGCATAACCTGCAATTGTTGCTACTGAGTTAGCAGCAGTAGTAGCACTTGCTGCTGCACTAGTTGCACTGGTTGCCGCTGCTGTTGCAGAGGCTGCTGCGCTTGTAGCAGAAGTTGCTGCTGCTGTTGCAGAACTTGCAGATGCTGTAGCAGAAGAAGCAGATGCTGTTGCGCTGTTAGATGCGCTTGTAGCACTTGTAGCAGCCGATGTAGCAGATGTTGCAGCAGATGCTGCACTAGTAGATGCTGCAGTTGCAGAACCTAGAATGCTATCTACGTAATCCTTTGGTGTTGCGGATGATGTTGACATACCTGCAGAAGATAGACCAGTAATTACTGGAGAACCAGAAATAGTTGGGCTAGTTAAAGTCTTGTTTGTAAGTGTCTGTACTGCAGTAGCAATAACCACTGTGCCTGTTGTGTTAGGCATTGTAATTGTATTATCTTGAGTTGGGTCTACTACTGTAAGTGTAGTTTCGTAAGCATCTGCAGTTGCGCCTTCAAATACAATGCTTGCGTCTACTCCAGCACCTGAGATGCTAGGGTTAGTAATCGTAGGGGCTGTAAGAGTTTTGTTAGTCAGTGTCTGTGCATCTATAGTACCAACTATAGTAGAAGAATTAGAAATACCATGAACGCCTGTAGAAGCCTCGATGTGAGCATTTGATTCACGATAGTCGCGACCAATTGCCATGTGACGAACTACTGCACCAGCAGAGTGAGCCTGTCCTGATGAGCCATCAATACCACGGGTAATACTAAGTGTATTAGTCGATACCGCGGTGGCATCTACAATTTCTTCAATTGCTGTATCTGGGTCGATAACAATCGTAAAGGTTGTACCAGCAGGAATTGACTGACCGCCCATAAGTGCGGTACCAGACTGGACAACCATCGTTGATGCGCCAGCAGTAACAGCACTTGTTAGTGTAGTCTGTTGCGAGCGAGAGGAGTAATTGCGTGTTGTCATTTATATTCCTATCGAGTATAATGAATTCGTGGCGGATATTGGTTTTGTTGCGTCTTAACTTCTTCACTGAGACGTTGCAAGTAAAGAGCAAAGAGTTGCTTTGTTGCTGATGAACTTGCACCGTATGGGCGCTTGCCATCTGTTTCGTCCGCCTGTGGGCTAATCTGACCTGCACGTGCTGGGTCAAGATAAGTTAATAATCTGTATGCTGCACCAAGAATTACGATGTCACGTGCTGATTCAGGATAACCTGTAACAGTAGTAAATACATCTGAACCATTCTCTAGTGGTGTTGGAGGTGTCGCATACATCACCTTTACTGTACGTCCTGGTGTAATAAAGTCATAGATAGAAACGGTCTGTGAGTTGGCACCCCAAGTAGTAACATCTGCTAGTGGGTCAAAGTCCCAGCGACGAATACGAATCCACTCTTTAGAAGGACCTGTATCCTGCCATGACATAGTAAGAATGTTTTCAATATTTAAGTCTTCAAACTCGTATGTATTAATTGCTGCGTTGAAAGTAAATGTTGTTTGCTTTATTGAAAGTAGGCTAGCACCCATCGCTCGAATAGCGTCGTTGATTGCCTTCTTAATTACATAGCGTGGGAAGATAGGTGAGATAGTAACCTTTGCATCAGCAGCGTGTGTAGCAGCGCCTGTTCCTAGATAGCCACGTCCATATGGTGAGACGGTTGCTGTATTACCAACACGGTCAAATGAATCAACCCACATGAGTTCTTCGTCAATCTCAACGATACCCTTACCTACGTTGCTTGTATCTCCAAGAGATAGGATTGTAGGTGATGTGCTTGGTGATGTAAGTGTAGTAATTGCAGTCTTAAGATATGTTGAACGGTCCTGTTGGTATGTATAACCTGAAAGGTTAATGAGGACTTCATCAATCATCTGTGCTAAAGTTGTCATAGGTTTATGCTCCTTAGTGCAACAACGGCTGATAGTCCAGTAGTTCCTGCTAATTCATTACAGATAGCGTTCATCATCTTGTAATCATCAGGCTGACGGTTTGTGTCGGCTTTAATATTTAATGCTGCTATAATTCCTAAGCCACTAGTGTCAGCATAGTTATTTGCTGCACCTTGCTCAGATTGGTATGCATCTGGTGTGGGATATGTTCCACCGTTTGCAAGACGATTCAACTCATCAGCAAATGTACTACCTGCTACTCCTGTTGCCATTACTTACCCTTTCGCTTTGCTGCTGCGTTATCAACTAGGTTGGGATATGGTCGCCCAGCCTTCTTAGCCATTGCTTTAGCCTTTGTCTTCTGGGCTGGTGTTAATGGTGTTGACTTTTTCTTTGGACTCTTCTTATCCCAAAATGCTTTCTTCATTACCATTTTACTTTGTCCGCCCAGTATGCTGCACTCATCTTACCTTTTGCAATGTTCTTTGCATGACGTGCCTTGAAAGAAGCCTGACGCTTAGTTGGTTGTCTATCGCCAGTAACGCCCTGTTGACCAAAGCGAATAGTCTTAACCTTGTCTCCTTCTTTAGCCACAACAACGTGTGACTTTTTTGGGTGATTTGGTGTACGCTTAGGCTTATTAAAGCCTGATACTCCTGCTCGCTTTAGTCTTGGGTCTGTCATTTCTTTTTAATCTGCTTTCCAGTCTTGTTGTCATATTTGCGTCCTTGTAGGATTGCTCCCATAAGTTGTCCCTTTTCAGCATCGTAGTTCTTGTTCGCTGCGCGAGCGCGAGCATTTGCTCCTGGCATAATATCTCCAGATGCATCAGTTGCTCTCTTGTATGCACGACCAAAGTCTGCAAACGCTGACCCTACAGTCTTAGCATAACTAACAACTGGCTTAAAAGCGGAGTTCATATTTGAATGGTCGCCTGCTGTTGTACGTGCTTTTGTCATTACTTCTTAATCATCTTTCGCGCTACAGCCTTCTTAGCAACTTTCTTAGCAGCCTTCTTCATTGGCTTGCCAGTCTTCTTAGCCTCAGCCTTAGCCATTGCCATTCCTTTTGCTGTGTATGCGAATTCCTTCATTCCTACTTTTGGCATTATACTTGTCCTATCTCTTTCATTACAGCTGAGGTTGATTGGTTTACGTGCTTTGCATCTGGCATTGAATTAGCATTGTATGGCTTATTCAATACTTCGGAGGCTCTTTCTGCCTCACGAATCTTCTCCATCGAAGTGCCACCAGGTTGGATTCCTTGTGCCTTCGCATTAGCGTATGCTGTTAATTCATTTTCAAATCTTTTACGAGGAGCATTTCTTTGACTATTAGCATCGCCAGTATTCATTTGAAGTCCTCTGGCTTTGCAGCCAAAGCAATCAGGACCACACTTGGTATGGTCTATAAAGATATCATTTTCATCAGGAAAAGGTTCTGTTGATGTAGCATCACAGTTTATACATCCATAGAGAGCGGAGTATGGAACCATATCTCCGTCTACTAGTTTGTATGCCCATTCAAGAACCTTGCTTGCGTGTTCGTGTCCCATATGTCCCTTATATTGCTGTGAAGTTTGCTGTCGTTACTCCAACGTTTCCGTTGATTAAGTTTTCTCGAGTTTCTTCATTTACAGTGTACTTACTACCACCAAGATATACTTCTTGGTAAGTACTTAAGTCACCATCGTATGGATAACGAACCTGACGGTAAGTTCCATTAACTCTAATGATACTGATGCCACGTGTTAACTTGTAGAATGTAAAGAGTCGTTGAACTCCTTCAAAGCCTTCATCGACAGTTGGTGTCTCGAAGATGTAATCTGTCATGACTCCTCCTTTAGTGGACTCACCACCAGGCAGGGTTTCCCCTGCCCAGCAGTCAATTAACTACTAGAGAGCAGAGATTGATGAACCTGATGTGATTCGGTATAGAGCCTCATCACGGTATACTGCAAAGCCGAGTACGCCGTACCAACCCATTGGGCGGAAACGCATCAACTTATCAGTTACGTTACCGATAACTACGTGTGGCTCTTCTGCTACGGCTTCTGCCATTGCTTGTGAACCTGCAACGATTGTATCGAATACGCGAGTTACTGGTGTAACTGTAACAACTGTTGATACTGTAACTGCTGCTGAGTTAGCAACGTCTACAGTGAATGTTGTTACTGCACCTGATGTTGAGATAGCAGTAATCTTAGCGCCTGAACCGACACCTGTTCCTGAAATCTTATCGCCAACCTCAGCACGTGATGCGATAACAGAAGATGAAGCAACGCCGAATGTGAATGCGGCTGAAACTCCTGCTGATGTTACTGCTGTTGTTGCTAGTGTTGACTGGTCTGCACCTGACTTAGCATTGTACAGACGTGGTGACTCTACGAAGAACGCGCCTTCGTACTCACCGATTTCTCCAGCCCAAATCTTGCTTGCTTCTGAAGCAGACTGTGACTGTGGGTAGCGCCATCCAAGGTCGCCTGTCTCTGCACGAAGGTCGTGTGAAACTTCTGGGTGGATACCAACCCAGTATGCATTTCCGCGACGGCCCTTAGCCTTGTTAGCACGCAACTTAGCAACAGCCTTGCGGATGTCTGCTGAGTCTAGTGTATCGGCTGCATCTACGTTAGCAGTTGCTGTTGCATTGCCTGCGAAGATGTTGTTTGTTCCTGTGCGTAGTGTGTTCATTGCAACAACGTCGATAGAATCGGCTAGGTTGTATGCAATGATGTTTGCGATTGCTGGGTCTACATCTGCTAGAGAGAATAGTTCCAACGCACGTGTTACAAGTACAGCGTTACCGTACTCGTTAAGTGTCACTGTAACAGATGTTGGTGTTGACAATGCTACTGCATCTGGGT